CTGTAATTGTGACCCATCTTTTGATCTCCGAAACGGATGATCTTCATTTTCTTTCCGTCACGCACAGCTACGACACCCTTTTTGGTGGGATGATTAGGCGTTCTCTTGGGCTTGTTTAAACCTGTAAGGCCAACCTTTTTGAGCCTATTCTTTTCTGCATCTGTCAAACTCATTTGCGATGCCTCGCTGTTTTCTTGGCTATCTTCTTGGGCTGTGCGCTGTGCTGCTTACCCTTCTTAGTATCCTTTCTTTTCTTGCGAGATGTGGCTGCGTACTCCTTGGCAGACAAAGACTTGATCGCTTTCTCTGGCAAGTATCGCTCGCCCGTAGCCTTCTTGCCTTGGGTGCTAGGCTTGCCTGACTTAGTGCGCCACTTCTGCTTCGTCCATTTCTTTAGGGACTTCTGGGATTTAGCTAGGGCCATTACTTCTTCTTCTTTTTCTTGCCCTTGTTGAGCTTGTCGAAGTCTGCCTTGGTAATCTTATCTCTAGGCTTTGCAACCTTGGCGAGCTTCTTTTGTTTGGCGCTGTACTTCTTGAATGGCATATAACCTCCTAAGACTTCTTGGCGTTAGCTCTGCGGATAGCGTCCTTACCTTTACGCGCTATCTCAGCTTGCTTCGTTTTTCCTGCCACCTTTGCCCGTTGCTCCAGTACAGTGAGTATCTGGATCTTACGAGCGAATGGCTTCTTTATATTCTTGACCTTCCTTACAGTGTCCCTAGCGTCTTTCTCTGTAGCAAACTTTATACTGACTGTGTCTTTCGGATTCTCATCCGTGTACAATCTACGACCTGATCCTTTGGGCTTCTTGCCTGTCCCCTTCTTGGGATCTTTCGCCATTATTTGTAACCACCACCGGCAGCTTTATAAGCTTTCGCCAACATCTGGGCTTTACGCGCCGACCACTGGCCCGGCTTTCCGCCCTTGCTCCCGGCCTTGATGCGATTGAATTGTCTCTTACGCATCTCCGGCTTGGTGTAATTACCCGCCTCGTTTACACGAGACTTGGATTTTTTCTTTGGCTTACTGGTTTTTCCGCCCTTCTTGTAGCGTTTAAACATACTCACCTGTCCTGATCATCTCGGTGATCTCGTTTGCTCTGTTCCCTACCTGTGTTGCCCAGCGAGAATC